CACGTTCGGCTCGGTGGTGGAACCGCTCGTGTGCGCCACAGTGCAGATGTAGTTCACCGTCGCTCCGTTGTACACCCCCGCCTTCGGGTCTGAAACGATCTGCCCCACCGTGTAGCCGGTGCTGGTCACCCACTGCGCCCCGGCCGCCTTGTGCAGGTATGCTGTATCGAAGGTCGCCACGTTGCGGCTTGTGTCGGCAAAATAGGGATGCGCCACGGTCGGTTGGAGCACGTCCACGTCATGCGGGCCTTGCGCGGTCGCGGAAGACCAGTTCCCAAAGTAGCTGTTTGCGGAGTTTGGACAGGTGCCGGATGCACAGACGCCGCTCGAACACGCCACTCCAAACGTCCGGATCGCATTCGCATCGGCATAGTTGTAATCCGCCAGGGTCACGGAGTTCAGGGCTTCACCAGAGCCGCCAGCCCCGGCTGCTTCTGTGCCAACCTTGCAGTAGCTCCCGCCGTTGCTCCACCCCAAGTTTGACTCCATCGCGGTGATTGGGGTGCTGATCCCGCCTTCGTTGGTCTGTTGCATCCCAAACGCACCGACAGGGGTACTGCCGACCCAGGTATTGTGATAGAGGTAGATGAGCACGCCTGGGCTACTGGTAGGTGCTGATCCAAGTTCCGAGTTTCCATTCCCGGTTTTAGTTGGCAGGAGGATGTTGTTTACCAAGGCGCCGACGATGCCGGAGTTCGTCGAGTTCGTGTAAAGTTCCCCGGAGTCGGAAGTAACGTCATCGGGTGAATCGAAGATGTTCCCGCTCAACGTCGATGCTCCATACCACTCCGTCCAATGGGGGTTGTCTGACGTCCGATCCTGCAACAAATAGTCGTTGGTCATGTTGACGCCAGCCGGGGTATAGTATGCCGTGTACCTCAGGAAATTCCCGCTGCCGGTGATGCCTTGTGCGGAGGAATTTGCACTGTAGTCATCAATGTAAGTAGGAGACCCCGTACCTGCAAGGGGAAGGTCGAGGGACAAATGCTGGAACGTGGCCGTACCGTCTAGGGTGCCGATGTTAAAGGACGCCGCCCCCTGAGTGTTCGTCCATGAACCATAACTAAGCAGGGTCGTCGATGGGGAGTTGTTGATCGTGAGGTATGTCTGGCCGCAGACATTGCACGTGACGTGCTGAATTGAGATGGACGCAGTGTAGCCGGGTTCTCCCGCGAAAAAGAAGCCGGAAATGCCGGAGTCTCCAATGTACGAAAAGTCTGCATAGGACCAATTGATGCTTCCCAAGCCGTAGTTTCCCGATCCAATCGAGCCTCCCGGCTGGAAGATCCCAGGGAGTGCCCCGCCAGCCACGTTGCTTGTCACGGTGACGTGCGAGGCCGACGTGCCATTCATAACGATGGCGCGGGAGTTTCCGTAGCCGCCTGGATCTCCCACACGATATCGGGTCGTGGTGGGGCTGGAGGACGCTGAGCTATCGAACACGAGACGACTTCCGGCGTTGAAGGTCAAAAATGGTGTGCTGCTGCCATTGGCGTACATGGCGTCTCCGCGTAGGGTGAGAGTTGAGCCGCCGTTGACGATCACCTGACCGGTATTGGTGGACGAGATCGCCGCCGTGGTGTTGATCGCCCCGCTCGCGCCGATGGTCCAGTTCTGATCCAGTGCGAGCGTTACCCCATCGGCAAGGGTCGCCGTATCGCCGTTGCCGGGGCAGAAGCTTGCGCCCGTGCATCCAGTCCCCGTCCAATGGCCGCACGATGCGGAAAGGTTGTAGCTGGCGGAAAGCCATGTCACGGCATCGTCGCTGTATTGAAATTGAAAGTTTCCTCCGGCCTCACTGTAGTAAGCATCTGAACGCGAGGTTAGCTTGATTTCGGCGATGGACACCGTATTTCCAGCCCCGAAATCATACATCCACCACTGCGGAAGTGAGGACCCGTAAGTTCCCCAATGCGTCGCCAGGTTCCCATCGATTGCGTTCGCCGCGGCGCCATCAGGAGCACTGCTAGCGGAGGCAACTCCACCAGCAATCAGGTTTGAACCGCCGACCGTTGCGTGGAACTCGATCTCCGCGACGCCCACCCAGGTATCGGGAGTTGAAGTCCAATAAATACGCCAGTAACGGTGAGGGCCAGAGGGGGTGACAGTAAAAGATTGCGGTTGCGAGGAGGACGTGAAAGACACGCCCACAAAGGAGTTATTAGGGGAGAGCGTGCAAGCCGCGGGCCACGCCGGAAGCGCCACCAGCGCGAGTAAAAGAAGCCGCCGCATCTTACATCCCTCCCTGAACACTGAAAGCTGCCGAGATAAGCTGGAAACTGTCGCCCGTTGTCAGGCCTGTGGTCGTCGGCAGGATCTTGACGCCGAGTGCATTGCCCGTCGCGCACGTGGGTGTGATGGTGCCAGTGGTCGAAACCCTGCCTCCGCCCACATTCGTGATATTGAAGGCCGTGGTCGCAGTCCAGCTCGGCGCATCCATGGCGCCGGTGCTGTCGCACGCCCAATAGAGCATGACGGACGTTGCGTGCGTGGAGTCACAAGCCGCCGGATTGCATCGGCTGATCAGTGTGTAGGTGACGTTGCTGTTGCTCACATAGCCGGTCGGCAGCGGATTGAACGGCCACCAGTAAGCGTAGTTGGCGCTGCTCCCCTGCGGAAAATCGAGTACGGAAAGCGGGTCCATCCCGCCGGCGTTCGTCGGCGTGGGCGCGTTCGTCGCCGGGAGACTAGCCGAGAATCCCGCGACTCCCGCCTGTACCAGTCCCGCGAACGTCACCGGCCAGGTGCGCGTGGATCCGCCGCCGCCTCCGCTCGCCGCCGCCCAGCACGACCCGCTGGTGGACCAGCTTAGCGTCTGCGTGTTGGTGGGCGCAAATCCCGCGCAGAATGGTCCGAGGTAGTTATTGACCACCGATCCCAGGGTCATCCCCACGTTTTGCTGATCGGTGATCGGGCCGACCGACACGCCGATGGACCCGCTTCCGGCGAGCGAAACGGTGGTGGCGCCGCTCAACCCAAACGTATTGAAAACCGCCTGCCCGTCGATGGCGAGGCCGGTCACTGCGGTGGAAGCATAAATGGCGGCCGGGTAATTTTTGTAGTAGCCTCCCGAAATGTGAACGCCGATGGCCCCCGACACATCGATGGCGTGAGCCGTGGACTGGCCGCCCGACATATCGGTTTCAAAATAGCAGTCGTGAAAGTCCGCCGCTGTCACCGCCCCCAACACAACGTCCGTCGCCCCATCGTCCTCAATAGTGCTGTTGTTGCAGGCGAACGTGTTGTTCGTGCCGCTCAGGACAACCCCCGACCCGGTGTTGTCGTAAATGATGGAATTGTCGGTCAGCAAGACCGCGAGCGCTCCGCTCAGGCTGGAGATGCCGACCCCGACGTTGTGCTCAATGGTCACGCCGCTGAATTTAACCCACGCCCACCCCCCGCTTGAGATGGTGACGGCGGCCACCGTCGTGTTCTGAACGTGTATCCGATCAAGCTCTACGGCGCCGGCGCTCACATCTATCCCAGTCGAACCGCCAGCGATGCCGACCACCCCAAAGTCCTGCAGCACCACATTTGGGCCTCCCACCGTCAGAAGGGTGCCGGGAGCTTGCATGTATAAAAGGGTTGGGAATTGCCCATCGCCGTAGAGAATGGTGTTCGTTGGGATCGTCACAGGCCCCATGTTGATATTCCCCGCTGGGATATACACACGCCTGGATGCTGTCATTGCCGCCGTGAGGGCGGCGGCGTTGGTGGCCGCGTTACAGGCGCCGCACCCGCCGAATGCGGGATCGAAGATGCTCACCAGGGCGTCCAACCGGGGAATCGATGTCCCCCAGGCACTGCCGGTTGAGATCGGAAGGCCTGCACCGGGATAAACCATACTGCCGGACCCACACGCAGCCCAACTCCGCACGCCCGCCGTGGTCGATGTCCAACAGTAGCCGTTAGTTGAAGGGTTTCCGGCACCAGGCTCGTAATCGACGCCCGGGACCGCCATGGACGGCGCAGCAGTACCGCCGCTCACGGTGATCTTTAGCAGTCCGGTGGATAAAGCGCCAAGGTTTAGGCCATTGGCTGGCGCGTTCGTGGCCTGCGCCATGAAGTAATAGCCCAACGAATTAGCCCCGCCGCCCCCGCCGCCCCCGCCGCCGATCGCCGCCCAGTAGGACGGTGAGGTCGCGGGGTTCTCACCGAGGTTGAGCGCCTGCAGGCTCACGTACGTCGAGCCTGCGGAAACCACCGCATCCTCGCTGTTGTAGACGACGCCGGCATTCCAGGCGCCGCGGTAATCCATTTTGTTGGCGTACAGCCAGCTCGTGGAGACGAAGACCTGGTTCGGGCCGACCGTCGGGCCGGCGGGAAAAGTGAGGGCCTGGCCGTACAGCATCCGCGCGGCCAGCGCGAGAAGAATCGAGAGGCGTTTCACACCCGGTAATTCGCCCGAGAGCCGTCAGGGCAGAATTTCGATGTCGATGGCAATCGTTGCGGCGTTGCCGGTCCCGATTACGATCTGCACCGCAAACTGCAAAGGCACCGAAACCGCGGCGGAGCCGTAGCCCGCGGCGGCCGCCAGGGTTGCCCCCGTGCCGACGAATCCGGCGGCGCTTTGGCCGGGATAGAAATCGAAGACTAGCGTCCCCGCCACCGCCAGAAGATTCGCGTGGCTGAAGCCCGCAAGCGGTAGCGCCGCGCCCCCATTGGGCGGCAGCGCGCAAAGAAAAATCGAGTCCGTTCCGCCGCCCGCCGCTACCGCGCTGATCGTCACATAGAGTCGCACGCCGAGGCCGACGCGCGCCTTCTCGGTCTGCGAGGTCACCGTCCCGGCCGTCAAAGCCGTGGCCGGGTAAAAATTGCGCCGCTGCGTGCGAAAGGTCATGCGCTACCCGAGTGTGACGACGTCGTAAGAAATGGTGACGATGGCGCTAGCGCCGGTACCCGCCGCGAAGGCCGCCGTCTGGTTCGAGATGTAGATGCCCGACGCGGTCGTGCCGTCCGTCGGAACCGTGAGGCCGTTGGCCGCGCTGGCCGGGCCGAGCAGCGTGAGTGTAGTTCCCGTCCCCGCCTTGACCACGGCCGCAGGGACCGATCCCGCGTGCGTGGCCGCGCCTGCGCCATTGGCTGTGACGCCGTACTGGAACACCACGATGCCGCCGCCCGTAAAGGCCGCCGCGGTGGTGACCATTTCAAAGAGGATCTGACCGACGGCCAGGCCCGCTCCGCTCGCCGGCGCGGCGAGAATGAGAACCGGCGCCGCGTACATCGCGATCAGTTGCGCCGCGGTCAATGCCACGCGCGTAACGCGCTGGCTGGTGAGGATCGCGCCCGAAAGCAGCAGACCTCCCGCGTTATCCACGGCCGACAGAACCACGCCGCCCGTCGGCACGCCCGCCACGGCGCCGTAAGGCGCGGGCTGGCAGAATTCAAGCAGGTTGTAGCCGTAGCCCACCGGCGTGCGGATCGACATTGCCGCCTGGTACCCGCTGTCGCCGACCTGCTGGTCGGCGGCCTTGGGGTTCGCGCCGCGCGTCTCGACGACCAACGGCCCCCTGTACTTGGTGGGGGCCGAGAACTTGGGATTTGGCATGTTCGCTCCTTAGCTCGAAGGCACGCCGTACACGCCCCAAAAGGCGTTATACGAAACCGCAAACCGCTGCCAGGCGGCCGTCTTCAGCGTCCGCGTATCGAAGTCCACATCGTGGATCGTGTTGAGCGCTTCCTGCTCGTAGAAGCGCAGTTCGGTGAGGGCGACATCGCTCTCGATGAACCAGGCGTTCATGTCGGTCAGGTAATCCCAAACCGACCACGAGTCGAAGCTCGGCAGGCCGCTCCGCTTGCGGAACGGGTTGATGGCCCGGTTGGCGGTGTCGGGGGCGTCCGTGCCGCCCAACATAGTAGCGCCCACAAATTCCAGGCCGCTCGGGAAGATGGCCTGCTTGGGAGGAACGCGCTTTTTCTTGCCCGTGTGGTCGACCGTCTGGCGCATGTCCGTCAGGGCCAGGCCGATGGACGTCATGTCCGGGTCGCTCGCGTAGCTCAGCCGGTTGGTCTGCGTTCCGCCGCCCGCTCCCACCAGCGGGTGAGCTGTGTTGAACAGCGAGACGCCGTCCGGGCCGGTATCCGTGAAGCCGCCGTTGAACACCGCCGCGGCCGTCACTTCGCGCGTTTCCAGTCCGCTCTCGCCCAACTCGGAGGCGAATTTGTTCACCACGCCGTGCCGGTCATCGTCGCGCGCCAGGCGCGAAACCTTGAACCCCAGGCCGTATTGCACGGTCAGGTAGGTCTTGCGAAATGCCGGATACGGCTGGCTGTATGGCACCGCCAACGCTTCGGGCACGACCACCATCTGACCGAAGCCGGTCATTTCCGTGGTCTGCTCGATGCCGCGATTGGTCGAGCGCATCCGGAAGTAATTCGGGAACTGCGGCGGCCACCGTTTGTACCGGTCCTGCACAATCTCGTCGATCGCCGGCAGCATGCTCTCCAGATACAAATCCGGAATACTCTGTCTGATAACCATTGCCCCTCCAACCCCCTCAAAAAATGCGGCCGCCGGCTCTCAATGCCGGCGGACGCCGATTCCTACGTGCCCGCCGAACCCTGCGCCTTGGCGCTCTTCAGCAGCATGACTTCGAAAATCGCGTACGCGCCCTCGGCGTTGCCGACCTTCTGAAACAGCCGCAAAAGCCGGATGTCGCAGCCGCTAATCCCGGTCCCGACGGAAGCTCCCGTGAAGCCCATCGTGCTCTTCAGAGTTGTGGCGTTGCCCGCGCCCGTGGTGAACGGCGCGTCCTTGCCCGCATCCGCGGCATTGGTCAGCGACGTGTTATCGCTCGACTGACCGATGTAGACGGTGTCGGGCGTGTCGAACACCCAGTGAAAGCTGATGGTCGCCGGCGCGCCGTAGTTCAGGTTCGAGCCGAGCCACAGCGTAGTGCCGGGCGTCCCGTTCTGCAAGCTCGTGCAGCCTTGCACGTTGATGCCGGAATCGTGCGCCGGCGCGGAAACGGCCGCTTTCGAAACGATGTCGCCGCAGAAAAGCGCCTGCGTATGCGCCGCCACCTTGCAGTACATCTGCGGCGCCAGCGGACCCCCGGCGTCGCGCCCGATGGGCAGAAAACCGAACAGTTGATTTACGTTGGCCACGTGCGCCCCCTGCAAGCTTATTCGCCAGTTTCACGGCGATGCGCTAGCGGAGGCTGGCTCATGAAAAGCTCCCCCATGGAAGAGCTGCCCGCGGCGAAATCCTTACCATGGGAGAGCTGCTCTCTGCGGAGCTTGAAGATGATGGACTGCCCGTGTGGTATTTCGGCACGGGCGCGTTCTCGGGGCGGGCTACTCTTTCGTCCCGATCTCCACGCCCATGGCCCGCGTCTGCCCCAGGTAGCGGTCCGGATCGTCGCCGCCCACGCCGGCGCGCGCGGTGACCCTCTCTCCCGCCCTGAGCGGTGAGATGCCGGCCACGTCGATGCCTTCCGCGCTGGCGCTGCGCAGAGCGTCTTCCTGGCTCGCCTGATAGCCTTCCTCGATCCCATCGAGTTTCTCGCGCGCCAGTTCGCGCTGCCGGTCGCGGCGCTTCAACACCTGGGTGCGCGATATCTCCGCGAGCATCAGCGTGCCCGCCTTCACAACATCGCCGTTTTCCTTCACCGGCGTATAGCCGCGCCAGCCCATTCGGTCCACGCACAACTGGGTGAAGAAGCGGTACTCCATCCCTGGGCGTTCGTGGCGCCGTACGGTCTCCGCCAGCACCGCCGACCCCATCACTTCCGGATCCAGCGTGTCCGAGGCGTCGATCTCCACCGTGCGCATCGGGATCTTAAGCACCCGCGCCTTAAACGAGTCGGCAATGGCTGGGGCCCCGAATTTGTCGATCGCCAGCGCCAAGGCCTTGCGCATACGCGGGTCGGGCTCGAAGGACGCTCCCTTGGCCATGATGCCCTCGGCGTACAAGTTAGCCAGGTCCTCGCGCCCGTAGCGCTCGATGGCCTCGCGGAATGCCGGCGAGTAATCGACCAGCGGGTCGGGGCCGTAGATGATCCTGCTGATGGTGGCCTGCTCGCCGTAGCCAAACGCCCTCTTGTCGAATTCGTCGATGAACTCGGCCGCCGTGGCCGGTTCCTTCGGTTGGGGCAGATCCAGGCCGAGATCCGGCAGCACAGTGCGCGCCGCTTCGATCCGCGCCTTGCGGTCGGCCAGCACCTTCCGGTTGTAGGCTCCCGCGGGGTCCGCAATCGCCGGCTTCTTGATGATTTTCTGACTCATGAGCTACCTTCTTCCCCGGTCCAGTTTCAACCCCACGTTAACCCCCGCCTTAGCCCGCGCCACGTAGCGCGACTCGGCGCCCAACACAGTCTTGCCGTCCACCACGCTGTCCTTGATCGGAATATCGAGGGCGTCGGCCAGATTGCGGATCGCCGCATTGTCGTTCTCGGTCAGCGCGTCGTCTTCGGGACTGGGCTCCTGCATACGCGAGCCGCGCTCGCCCCCTCCCGCGGCAGCTCGCGCCGCGCGATCGGCGGCTTTCGCCGCGGCCGCCTCGGCGATCTTCTGGGCGGGAGTCTTGAGTTTGCCCGATTGCAGACCCTGTAATTCTGCCTGCTCCGCGGCCAGGCGCGAAGCCAGCCCCTCGGGCACGCCGCGCTTTTTCAACTCGCCGTAATTCACCGCGGTGGCCTTGAAGAAGTCCGAGGTGGCGTCCGCCAGATCGGGGTAATCTTTGAGCAGCTTCTGCTCGGATTGCACCTGCGAGACGCGGCTCTCGATCATGTGCTCGGCCTGCTCGGTGCTCATGAAGCCTTTGGTCTTGAGCAGCTTCAGCAAGCCCTTCTCACCGCCGGTGGTGAGCAGTTCGAGCATATCTGTCTCGGCCTCGGGCTCGGCCGCCTTCGCGGGCGCTGCCGGCGCGGCCGTCTTGGCCTTGTCGAACCAGAAGCGGGCATTGTTCTGATGCTCCGTAACGGAGCCTTTGAGCGCCGTGTTCTCGGCTTCGAGCGCGGCCAGTCTGGCGGCCGGATCCGGAGCCGCGACGACAGGGGCGGCCGGCGCGGCCGCGGGTACTTGTGGACTCATAGATGTAAAACCTCGCTTCCAAATTTGGTTCCCTTATAGAGATCGGGGGTCTTCGGCAGGAATGCTTGCGCACAGGGTGCGCAGAGCATCTGATAGATGCCGTCCTTCGCCACCACGAAAACCCGGATGGCCAGCTCGGCGTCGGGCGATTCGGCCTGCATGGTTTCCCATGTCCGGCCGCATTCCTGACACCCCTTAGGCGTCGCCCCACCCAGGAAATCGAGCGCGTGAAAGTGCCACGCCAGGCAGTCGTCGCAAATGTGTTGCCCCGACGTCATGCGGTGGACGCGGAACGGCGCGCGCTGCCTCGAGCAGTAGTTGCAGGCGACGGCGATGACGACGCCGCTCATTATGCCTGGTCGGAACAGGGCGGAGCGTCGGGGGGCGGCGCGTCCGGAGAAACAGGCATTGCCGCCGGAGAGAGCGGCAACAGCTTCGGGACCGTCGTGCACCAGGAGCTTCCGGCTATCCCTGGCGTCCAGATGGTTGGGCCAAGGTCGCTGTCATAGCGGGTGGCCAGCGCCAGCATAGTGGCGGTGCAGGGTTCCGAGGAGGCCTTCGCAGCGATTAGTACGCCAACCACTTCGGGTCCGCCGGGATAATCGGAGCGCTGGTAAACCAGGTCTCCGAGCTTCGCTTCTTGTCCGTTTGCGTAATGCATACCGGGGTCTTCGACAGTTATCGCTTGCCCGCTCGCATCTCGCCGAGCATCTGCGCCGGCAACCCCAGCGCGGCCGTGAGCGCCGCCGCCGCCCCTTGCGCCCGCCGCAGCTCTACCAGGTCGGTTTCTCGCAAGCACCGGGAGGCCGCGCGATCGCGCTCGGCGGTCACACGCGTCCACAATTTGCCGAACTCCGCGCTGGCCAGCATCTTGTCGAACAGGTCCGCCGCCACCGCGTCGGAACGGACGGGGCGAGGGTTATTCACTTTTATTCACCTACGATTCCCCGTGCAGGTCCTCCGCGTGTCCGCTGTAGATCGCCGGCCCCGTGGCCGCGGGGTTCCCCGCCGGCTCCTGGGGCGCATTGCCAAACAGGCCGTTCGGAAACGCAAGCGGTTTCCCGGCGCCTGCAAGAGCTTGGGCTGCTTGCACCGCCTGCTCGACAACGGCCTGCTGGAGCCTCTTCTGCTGCAACTGCTGGATGTGCTCGTGGTAGTGGAGCGCCATCTTCTTGACCGAGTCGGGGTCGCCCGTCGCGCCGCCTGGCGCCGCTTCGGCCGCCTTCAGGTCGCGCATGTGCCGGATCATGTGCAGCAGATCGTTATCCTGCGGATTGACGTGGATGTCTTCGCCGTGCAGCAGCTCCACCCATTCGGTCTTCGGATCCACCGAAGCGTCGGGCTTCGGCGGCTTCGGAACCATGTCCCCAAAATTGGGATCCCCCAGCGCCTCGTGCGCCTGGTTGGTGACTTCCCACAGCGCCGGCGCGTTCTGCACAATCAGCGGGTTCTGCAAATCGAGCTGGTAGCGCGCCAAGGCCTGCTGCTTCTTAGCCTCGCGCGAATACACACTGTTGGCGAACTGCAGCCGGAAATCGTAGCGCCCGTCCCGATCGTCCATGGTCAACATCGAGCCGCCGTCGTTCACCGGGAACAGGCCCGCCGCGTCCTCCTCGGTGACCCGGAAAAAGGTCTGCTCGGGCGAGAACATATATTCCAGGTCCCAGAAGTGCGCCAGTACGCCCGCCATGTCCTCTCTCAGCACCTTGGTGTCGAGCGAGATCCGGACGTTGCCCTCTTCGAGCAGCGAAACGGTTTGCCCGACCGTGCGCGGCGCGTTCGGCCGGTCGCTCTGCCTGCCCATCTGCAAATCGCCCTGGCCGGTGAGTTTCTCGCCGTAGGCCAGCACGCACTGCTCTTTCCACTGCGCGATCTCCATGTTCGCGCTGATCTTGATCTGCACGACGTCCGTCTGCGGGTTATCCAGCGGAATGAAAAGCCCTGGCTCGACCTTGAACGTGTCGGGATTGGCGCCCGACGCCGGCCGGTACCCAAACATCGGCGTCATCGCCAACTGCCCCGCTTCGGTCGCCTGGTTATGGTTGACGCGCAGTTCGTCTTCGAGATCGATGAGCAGCTCGGCCATGCCCGCCGACCAATAGCGCCCGTCTTTGAACATCGATGCTTCGACGAACGGTCGCCGGTGCTTCTTCGTGGGATACAGCTCGCGCAGGTCCTGGATGCCGATACACAGGTTCAGGTCCAGGATATAGCGCACCACGAACTCGCCGTGCGTCATCTCGCGGCGCTTAGTGTCCCACTCGCTCGCGTCGGACATGCCGCCGCGCGGGCCTTTCCGCAGCGGCCGCCACTGCCCGTACCATTCGAGCACCATCACGGACTCGCCCGAGGAGAGTGGCCGTTGGTATTGCAGCCCCTCCATCTCGTCTTTTTCGAGCTTGATTTCCTCGCCTTCCCAGGCGCGCTGCATGCCGCGCTGCGCCAGCGCGAGGATCTGATCCCAGTTCTTGGTGATGCCCTGATACCGCCCGTCCTCTTCGCCCTTGAGTAGCTTGTCGGGCGTCGTACGATACCGCCGGATCACGAAGCTGAACTCATGGAGGCTCTTGACCTCCTCCACGGGCACGATCCAATCGTCCGGCCAGAGCGGTTCGAACTCCGGCCCTTCGTAATCGACGACCTCCTCGGGCTGATAGTCGCGTTGAGGGTTCAAAACCTCGAACGTGTCGCGCTTCCACGGCGCGTAGGCGATCGAGCGGCCGAACAGTAGCTTGCGCAAAACGAACTCGCAAAAGCGGCTGGTCAGCTTCATGGAGTTGAACACCCGCCAGCTCATGTATTTGCCGATTTTCTTATCGCGCTTATAGTCGGAAGCGCCGACCGGCACGGCCACAATCTCGGCGTCGTCGCCAAAAAGCGCGTCCATTTCCTTGGCCCATTTGGTCAGAATGTTCCACTTGATGTAGGGAACGGGGAGGTTCGACGCGCCCTCTTCGCCCACAGCGGGAGTGTCCACGCTGCCGAGCCACCTGCGGAAGTAGATCGCCCAGCGCGCGATGCGGCGGTTATGATCCGACAGCGCCGCGCGGTAGTCCTGCAGCACCCGGTTGCCGATGCGCGACAGTTCCGCCTGCGGCCACTTCAACTGAAAGTCGCGCTGCGTCTTCGGTTTCGGCGCGTCGGCCTGGTCGGTCGCGGGGGGCGGGGCCGGCGGTGAGGCCGGCAAAGGCGTGTTGGGAGCCACACCAGTTTATTCGCCGGGGCAGCTACGCTATCTCTTTCGGGCGTTCCGCGATTTTCGCCGGTGGGGCGAGCGGGTTGAACTTGCCCAGCGTCTCCTCCACGGCTCGCTTTGCTGAGTCGGCGTCCATGAAATCGTAGCCTTCGCTGGGGTCGAGAATTTCTTTTGGGACGGCGCAGTAGTAAAAAGCCCGGTACCAGTACTCATCGGCAGTCACCGGGCACTGGATGCGGGCCAGCACGCGCCCGCTGCCGTGAACCGCGACGAGAGTGTCGAATTTATCGCCCTCCCGGTCTCGGCCTGCCCGACGCTGCCAGTCCACCTCAGCGGGATTCATCACGCCGCCCGCGCCCTCTGCGCCCGGATTGTGATCTCGTAGTGCTTCTCGGCGAACGGCGCCAGCAGGCTGCCGGTGACCGCGTACAGCCGCGCGCAGACGGCGCAGCCGTCGCGCCCCGGCTGGCACGTCTCACGATGTAACAGCAGGTCGTCGAGTTGCTCATGCAGGACCGCCGGCAGCGGCGCACTGTGAATCCTGGTCATCGGAGCCGAACACGCGCCCCCCTGGGGTCTACTTCGCCAGGCCGCTGTCCGTACTTCCGCACCTCGGGCCGCATCTGGTCGCTCTTCGGCCGCGGCCGCGGCATACGCAGAACCACGATCCACGCCAGGGCGAGCCCGATCACCAAGTCGTCGTGGCATCGTTTTTGCGCCCGTGCCTTTCCGTCCGGCCAATAAACGAACGTCAGCAGCTCCGCCTGGGTCTCCGGATCGCGCACGAAGATGGACTCTTCCCGGATCGCGTCGTCGAGCAAGGAAACAAGTAATGGCCGGCTGGCGCCGGTCGTCGACCAGCCCAGGCGCGTACCGCGGACGCGCGGGTCCTCCTCGATGTTGATGACGTCGTGATAGAGCAGGTCTTTCGGGTAGCCCGCGTCCATCACGGCTTCGAGCATGGCGATTCCGCCGCCCCCCGGGTTGCGCTCGCCGGCGCATTGCGCGTTGTTATAGAGGCGCAGGAACCTGGCAAGGTAGCGGCCCGACTCGCCCGGCATCTTGCGCGCCCTGGCCACCGCCACCTGCTCACCGGTATCCCGATCGAGCATCTGCGCCGTCCAGTAATCGGAGTCGGGCGACCCGCCTTCGTTGGCGTCGAGTCCCTGCGAACAGTCCGACCCGCACGCGTATACCTTGCCGCGCTCGGGGCGCCGGTACATCTTCACACAGCCGGCCTCGTTCGGCATCCAGACCATGCGCTCCTCGTCGCCCACCGCCCGCGCCTCGATTTCTCCCTGCATGGCCTCGCGCTGCACGGGCATCCGCATAATGTGGGGCACGCTGAAACGGTTTCTGCTTGACGCCGTGAAGGCTTCCTCCGGACTCGCCGGATGCTCGCGGCGCATCTTCTGCCGGTCGTTATTGCAGTCGTTCCGGAGCGTGTAGAGATACCAGCACATCTGCTCGGGACGGAGGCCCAGCCGCTCGTAGGTATCCCGGTCGTCGCGGCTCAGTCCGTTCATAAACTGCCCAACGGGCATGGGCAGGGGCATGCGGTTGCTGGGGTGATCCTGCCACGCCATGAAGAGGAACACCCAGTCCGAGCGGCCCGCCTGCGCCTCGGTACACATGGTATGAAACTCGTCGCCTACGGTGGCCGCCGTGCCCTCAATCACCACGCACGTGTGCGGCAGTTTCGGGACCGCGGACATCACCGCCGTGCGGATCTCGCCCGGACTGTTGTAGTAGGGGAACTCCGAAAAATGCACGTTGGTGAAACGATCCGAGCGGCCGTAAGTCGTGCTGCCGGCCGTGTGGCACATGATGGTCGAGTGGTTCCCGTAATCGAGGCGTTCGGAGAGCGGGGTGTCAAGCGGAAGCCCCCGCGAATCGACCAGTTGCGGCAACCGGATCGCGCCGGCGTAAGGCTTATATTGCTCGTGAAAGCGCCGGTACATCTTGAACAGTGTGCGCGTCGAGTCTTCCTGATGCCCGAGTACCAGCGTTCGAACTCCGCCGTCCGCGATGGTGTCGTGAAAGAACTCGGCCGCGGTGCCGGTGCTCGCCTGAATGCGGCGTGATTTCAGGTAGATGATGCGAACCGGGACTTCTTTCTCTCGCTGCAGCCGGATGGCTTCGGAAAGCTTGACCTGCCCCGGCCCGAGGACCATGGGCACCAGACCCAGCCGCTTGTCCTCCGCCTCGACCATCAGCGACTCGCGGCAGAACCGCGCGTGATCCTGGAAGCCCGAATAAATCTCCTCGGGATTCATTCAGTCACCAACTCCCCACCCTGTGCGGGTACATCATCGCGCTCGCCCAGGCCAGCTCCAGGAGGCGGATCCCGCGTGCGAACCGGGCCCGGCGGCTGCGCTGCTCGCGAACGCCGCGGTAGTCGTACCCCTGGCGCTGCAAGCGGGCCCGGTACTCGCGAACGTAGAGCGAATGCGGCTGCACGCTTGAGTATTCGCACGTTTGGACGTCTGGGGCCCGCCGCGCGCGCCACGCGCGAACCTGCTCAGCGTTTTGCGCGTGGACGCGCTCGACGTAGCTGAGCGCCGGACTCATGCAGCGGCCTGCCGGAAGTCGTCGCGTACGACGCGGAGGATGGCGTAGTCCGCCGGTGTGCCGCACCAGGTGGGATGGGAATCGTGACACAGGCTCAACTCGGCTCCAGGTTGGCCGAGGCACACGTAATACTCCTCTTTCCCCGGGAAGCGCCGTTCACCTGTGTCCTCGAACACCACGCGCAGCGCCTTGACCGCCGCGCTGGCCGCCGGCTCGCCTGGTGTGGCGTTCCACTCGGGCGCCGCGATGGCGGCCAGCGCCCCGCGCAGGCTGGCCTCGGGTCCCAAAGATAACACGCGTGTTATGTTTCGCGCGAGATGGATGTGCCGGTTCACATGCATCGGCGTCCATGAGAATTCCTTCTGGGCCCATCCCAGAAACTGGCCATGCGGGAGAATCTCCTTGGCGCGGACCAGGCGCTTCCCAATCTCGACCTTGAACTCGATGGCGGAAGTGGCGCGCGCGATCGCGCCGGCCTCCAGGATGTGAATCTCCTTTTCGAGAGTCTGGATTTCGCGCGCTGCGGGCGTCATGCTGCCAGCCTTTCTGCATCGGGGCGCAGCGCGGCCAGGCCCTCCCGCCGCAGCACGCCCACCTGAGCCACGCTGATGCCCATGCGTTGCGCCAGTTGAGTCGCGGAGAGTTCCTCAAAGTAGAGGCCAAAGATCACCTGCCGGCAGGCCGCGCGCAGCCCCCAGACGGAGGCCAGGATGCCCGCCTGCGCCTCTCGCAGTAGTTCGGCGGGTGTATCGGTAGGGGCTCTCCGGCCGGCCGGCGGGGCCGCGAACTGCTTGCGCTCCTCGTCGCGTTCCGGATCCGCGTCGATCGAAGCGTGCTGCATGTCCCGGTAAGCGGCGCGCCGGTAGCGGTCGATGATGGCGCCGTGGACGTGCTTATACGCGAAATGCGCAAACGGCCCATAGCTCGGATCGTAGCGCCGCGCCGCCTGAACCAAGCCCAGATAGGCGCACGACTCCATGTCGGAGAGTTCGATCTTGAGTGCGTAGCCGCCCTGACCGCTGCGCGTGTAGTCGCGCCACACTTTGCGTGCGATGTTGGCTGCCGCCGGCATGTGCTCAACCACCAGCGCATCGACGCCGGCCTGCCAGTTCGCGGCCCTCACCGCGGGGACCTTGCGGCCCGCCTTGAGCGAGTGCATGACCTCCGCCCAAAGCTCGGCAGTGATGCGGATCACGGGCATGTTACTCGGCCTCCTTGCGGGAACGGTATAAGATTACGAACTCTTCCCAGGTCACGAGCGATCGGTCGCCGCCCTCGGGAGCGGCGGCTTTGCCCTGGGCTAGCCCGACCAGGTCGGCGTATCTCTCGACCGCGCGTAGTTGTACGATGCGGTCGGCCTTGTCGGTCTTGCGCGCCAGCAGGCCGCGTTCAACGGCTGAGATGACTTTGCCGGCCAGCTTGGTCAGGCGCTGGCGGTGAGGCCGTAAAGCCTCCGAGATTAGGAACTGGGTCTCCGGCTCGGCCTCGACGCGCTGCACTTGACGCTTCGAGCACTGCGCCTCGCGCGCGATCGCCTTGAGCGGTTTGCCCGCGACCGCGCCCTTGGCGATCGTCCGCCGGCGCTTAGCCTGCTCGCTTTTGGTTGAGGTCGCCATCGGGGACACATACCCACATCAGTGTTTGCGGGTTTAGTCGCAGCGGCAAGTCGCAGAGGGGGCAGAGGCGCACCGGTTGCTGCGGCGGTTTTGCGCAGGTGCGCACTACGCACCATTCCGCATGCTCGCCGCGGCCGAACGCGCACGCCTCGCAGCAGCGCGCCGGGTCCGGCTTGTAGGGTCGGCTCATCAAATCGCTCATAGCTTGCCGCCTTTCAGATACCACATGATGATCTGGTTGCGCGAGTGGAAGCCCAAAATCTGGAGCGTCTTTGAAACATAGACCCTAACGGTGCCTTCGGACAGATCGAGAGCCTCCGCGATGTCGCGGTTCGTCTTGCCCTCGCTGACCAGCAGGCAGATCCCGCACAGCCGCGGCGAGAGCTCCTGCCGCCGTTCGCCCGGCTCACAGGGCGGCCGCCGATAGGGCTCGGCGGTGACCGCCCGCGGCTTGACGACGCGCGCGGCCCGGCGCGATGCAAGGTAGTCCGCGGCGCGCGAGGCCCAGGCGTCATTCAAACTGACTACGTTTAGCTTGACGACGCGCGCGGCCCGGCGCGACGCGAGGTAGTCGGCGGCGCGCGAGGCCCAGGCGTCGGCTAAGGTGACACCGTTCATTTCCGCGCCTCGCTCAGGTCCTCCGTGATCTCCCGCACTGCCACTCTACTGAAGAGTCCCCAAACCTCCGGCGGCGCCGGGAACACATGCATTTCCTTCTCGTGAGCAGCCACGTAAAAGGAAGCGAACGATCCGACCCCGACCCGCCTGCCCTGCCCGTCGAAGAATTTGACAAGGACAACCACAGTTGGCAGCGTAACAGCGCAATGGTTGTACCCCGTCATTCGAAATTGGGCCGCGCTCACCTTTGAGAGCTGCACATCGAAGCACTCCGAGGCGTGCGGTGGACTGGGCACGGCTAAGCCTAGGTCGGAGCTTTGTATGTAAGGGGGAGGCTCAGCCGCACGCAACGACGCGCGCTGATGATGTTGCGTCCAGAAGCTGCCCACAACGGCAGCGAGCGCCACTATCGCCATCGCCGCCAACGGCCAAACCCAAATCTTGTCGTTTTCGTCTTCCATTCATCGCTCCTTGCAGAGTGACCAGCCGCGCCAGGTCCCGTGCCAGCCCCAGCGGGCCGAGCGTTTGCAGCGCGGGCAGACGATGCGCGCGCGCCAGCCCTCCCACCGAAGCTCGACGACGAAACCCAGCCAGCGAACCGTCATCCTACGCCGCCTTCAGCAGCTCGGCCGCCAGCGGCGCCAGCGCCACGGGCAGCTCGGCCGCCAGCGGCGCGAGCGCCACGAGCTTGCGCGACCGGTACCCGCTCTGCTCTTTCACGATCCACGGCCTCGATATCGAGTCGGGCACGTTCTTGTCGATCAACCCGAGCGGGATGTCGAGGACCGCGACCAGGCCCTCGTACGTGAGCAGCTTGCGCAGGTACACGAAAGCTTTCCACTTCTCGGTGACCGTGCGCTCGTTGCGCCGCGGGCCGAGTTGCAGTTCCCAGTACGCGCCGCGGTAAACCACGGGCTCGTCCTTCGGCGACGCCTTGGCTGCGTCGTCGGCGCGTTCGGTCAAAACTTTGTATCGGGCGATGACGGGATCGAGCAAGTCGATCTGTCTTTGGAGCTCGCCCAGCTCGTCGGCGTCGGCCGCGCTGAACGCGACGGGCGCTTTGATTGCTGTGGGGGGCATGACCCCAGTTGTAACGCCAGGCTCGCGGGTAACTTATTAGAAAAAAAGCATTTCCGAGAGAAAACCCGGAAAGTGGAAACCCCGTCTAACAATGAGGATTATTCTTTGTCGAATTGCTAAAATAATGGCAATTATGATCTCGTTTGACCGGACCGAGCGTGAAATCGCGGCGCTGCTCTGGGAAGCGAAGGACCCCAAGGTAATCGCGGGGGCCCTCGAAATCGCCGTGTCCACGGCGTACCGCCGCATTGACGAGATGTGCGAGCGCGCCCAGGTAAACGGGCGCCACGAGCTGCTGCTCTACATACTCCAGAACCCGGAATGCCTGCTCCGCGGCGAGAAAACGCCGGCCGGCCTGCATGAGCAGCCGTGCGAGTGCGGGAGCCCTTATTGCCTCGGCGGCATCATGCTGCTGCGGCGTAAAATCGCGGCCTGAAAACGGGGCTGCCCAAATATTGGCGGGGGCATTAAGTAAGTAAATCCCCCAACATATTCCTTGACAGGCGCCCGTGAGAGGGTCTATCTTAATTGTGCATGCTGTCTCGTTCGGAAATCGCCCGGGCTGGCGGGATCGCACGGGCGAAAAAGCTCTCACGTAAGCGCATCCACAAGATCTGCGTAGACGCCGCTCGCGCCAGTTGGGCGGGCAAGACGGCTGAAGAGCGCTCCGCGCGTATCCTAGCGGTCTGGCGCGTCCGCAGGGAGCGCGCAGCCGCGTGACGTCACAGCCCCAACGCAGCGCAGGCGTTCGACCGCCAGAGGTCTCGCCGGCGGAAGTACCGCCGCAAGGTGCTCATGTCGCGGTGTCCGGTCTGCGACGCGATCAGCAGCTCACCAACGCCGCACTCGCCAGCCGTGGTAACGAAGCCCGCCCGCAGCGAGTGACCGCCATAGAGCGCCCGGTCGAGACCGATGCGCGCCACCGCGTCCTGCACGATCTGGCAGATGCGCTCCGGCTGCAGCGCGATCGCGGCCGCGCGTGCATGCCCATCGAGGCGGGTGAACAGCGGCCCCGGCGCGGCTCCTCTCCGGTCGAGCCAGGCCTGCAACGAACGCACCGGGCACGTGCCCTGATGTCGGCCGCGCGGCAGGCCGATCCATCGTCCCTTCCCCTCCTGATCCTGTTTCTCGCGCCGTACCTGGATCCGGATCCCCTCTGGGACGAACTCGGCGTCCTCGAGCTCGAGCGCCGTCAGGCTGGCGCTCCGGAGCGCGGAAGCGAAGCCGATCACCAGGATGGCGCGATCGCGCAGCGCGCGGGCCGATCCGTCGCGCCCCAGCTTAGCCGCCACACTGCGCAGCTCGTCGACACTCAACGCCCGCACCTGGTGCGGCAGTTCCGGACGCAGGCGGCGGGCCCCGGCGAACAGATCGCGCACCGCCGGCGTGACGGGCGATGCGAAGTCATGGGAGCGGTGCATCTGAGTGATCGACGCGACGCGCCGTGCGGCCGTCGAGATCTTATGCCCGCCCAACTGGTCGGTCGCGTAGAGCGAGACGGTGTCCGCGCTGGCCGGCAGAGAGTCCCGTCCGATCAGCTTGCACCACCCCGCGAACATGGCCCAGTCGTAGGAGTAGCCGCGCCGGGTGTTCGGAGTGAGAAGCGCCTGGCGATAGCCAGCGCGCGCCAGTTCGAGATGACGTACCAGCCCCGCGGCGGTACAATCGCTGTCAGCCATAGCCCTTCCAAAGTAAGGGTGTCGGTCAGAGCGCCGCGCGTGCGACTAACATGCGCGGCGCTCGATCAAACCTGTAGATTTCGACTTACTTCCCAGCGCTCATCCTACCGCGTATTGTCCGGGGCGGAAGTACCACCGGTACCGTGCAAACTCGGATTGTACCGCGACCGCGCTTCCTGGTACTGTGTAGGATTGAAAATCCGATCCCGGAAATTCGACGGCCATTGCGCCAAACACAAACGCTACAACCCGGCCACCGACGGAGTGGGCGGCATTCGAGGCGGCTGCCCGCGTTGCGGCCTGCTCTTCGAGATCTGGGAAAGCTCCCTCAAGCTGAACCGCCTGATCCGGAAGTTCGATCCCAACTATGACGATCTACAGCGTCCGGAGGAGCCGGTGCCGGCCGTCGATCCCCGCCAGATGAGATTGATCGATTGACGG